TTAGAGTTGAATGCTGTTATATAAGTGTTGTATGCTAAAGTATCAATTAAGACAGAGAAATTACTACCTTCGAAGTCAAAGTCCGTAAAGGTGGAATTCGCACGTAGGTAATCCTTAATGGATGTCTTTATTTGATCGTAATCAAGATTGGTAAATTTAGTAAAAGGCATATTATCTTGTTGTTTCTAGCAAGAAGGCAAACTCTTGGGGTGGGAACGCTTGACCAACAACATCAAACCGCACGATAACACCAAAAGTGTTGTTATCTTGTTGAGGTTCTACATCTACTTCTACATTTTCTACTCTAGGTTCAAAGTTCGTAACCACAGTTACAATTTGATCCTCTATTAAAGAAGCAGTACCATAATCAACGAAACCAAATAAACTATCCTGAACATCAGAACCAAGGTTAGAATTAAAAAATCGCTCAGTCGGAATAGTTTGCACTAAATTCCGAACTGAACGAACAATTGCATTCTCGTTCTTGAGTATTGGTAGATCTTTAGTAACAGGATGCGGAGTAAAAGATAGACTAATATCTTTAAAAGTCCTTGATATCCGTGTTATTGCCATTTAGGTCAATAGTTATTATTGATTCTATTTATACTTCTTTTTAGTAATTTTAATTATCGCCCTTGTCCACGGTACTTTTTGCGAGCCGAGTTACGGGATGTAGCGGCATGTTTAGTATGCTTGCTATCTCCTTGACGAGTTTTTTTCGGGGTTGATTCTAACTGAACAGTTCCCCATGCACCCATTCTACTTCTAGCCATTAGTCTTCCTCCTTTACTAATTGTAGTTTCTTACCTGCCTTCTTTACCGAGTCGCTCGGCAGTATAGCAGCAAGTATTAATCCTAGTACAAGTGCCACTAATATCTTAGTAGACAAAAATTGAAGCACAAAGACAAACAGTGTTGCTACACCGAATACTTGCCACTTCTCCTTAATATACTTGACTACCGATTCAACGGTTAGTCCTTTCCTTGTAGCCATTACGCTAATTCCTCCAAATAAGTTTCAGTTTTAATATCGTCGGGATGTGGAGAACCTGTCTGATAAAATTCAATTGACAAATCCTCCATTAGTTCGAAGTACTGATTCTGTGTAAGACTATCATATACTTCTTTCCCGTTTATAAAGACCTTATATAATTCTTGTTTTTTCATGTCCTACTCTAACACGAGGATCACACCATATCTCAAATCCAGCAGCAATAGCATCTAAACAGAATGATACGTCTTCCCCACACATGTCCTGTACTTCACCAGATTCAAAGACTTGCATCTTAGGAGCAAACCAAGGATACTTCATCTCTTCATGTTCCCATACACCATTCTTGATAAGTAACCATCCAAAACCAGCATAGTCAACTGTAAATGGTTTCTTTCTCTTAGACATGGTTTCTAGTGTTTCATGATTCATTACTCCACCATTCTTACGGAAATCATCCTCTTCCATCCAATGAGCAACAGAACTAGTCTGTCCATCTTCTGTACAATACCATCCAGATGCTATATCTTGATCCATAAGAATTAACTTATAGAATGCTTCAGTATTAAAGACTATATCACTATCAATCCATAACTGATAATCATACTTTAACTTACCATCCCAAGGTAATTGATCAGGTCCACGTAATACATTTGCTCCTAGACACTTACATCTAGCAAAGTTTACCATAGAACTATAGTCTTGTGATATCTGTATCTGTCCACCATTCTGTACAATATCAAAACAGAGTTGTACAAAATTCTTCAAGTAGGTGTATGATACTCCTCTTCCTGGTAAGCAAAAGACTATACTCTTACCTTTAATCATTTCTCTTGCTTTAGCAAAATCCCACTCAGGTTCTTTCTTTGCTTTTGCTGCAACTGGTGACTTTGCCTTTACAGTAAATCCTTTAGCCATAACGTCTTGTAATTACACTTCAATTATATCAGTTTATATAGCAAAAGTCAATAAGATGCTTCGATATATTTTTCGTTCGGTTTTTGCGATATCTCTGTATATGTTAACTCTTCTCTATAATATGAATGAAACAAACGCCCCCATATAACCTCAAACTCCCTTTCATCCAAATCTTTGAATAATACTTCGTCTCTTAGGTATATGTGATACGTATTACTCATAGTCTTCTTTAATAATAACTTCGTCAATTTCCATTGCCCATTTTAATTTTGTGCCCTCGAACCAATCTTGATCGTGGATTACCCATTCAGGTACAATAGTATAATACTCTCCAGTAACATTGTCAATCTCTATACTGGTAAAATTTTGCTCGGATTTTTTTTGCATAAGATGGATTATGTTTCTCTTTTTCAAAATTATATAGACTGGGTGAATTTTTTAAACTTTCGAAATATTTTTATATCGCTATCGTAACACTTTGTAGACTAGGGGAGTCATCCGTTTTTAACAACGACGGGGGCGGCAACCCCCGACTGCTGATTTTCACGAACGACTGCCTTATTGGATGTTGTCGAGGATCTTGTTTGTCAAGGACTCGTAAGCAGCGTGGTCGATGCCCTCTGGCAGACCCATGTCCTCAACGAATGCGATAAGATCAACTAGAGCGTTGTCTTCGGAAGCGGAAAGAGTGTAATTGAATTTATTCATACTATAAGTATCGCATAAAATGGCGCACATTACAAGGGGTCTTATGACAGTTTAACGAATGGCACACGAATCACGAAAATTCCGGCTGCTTCGCTTATAGTGGATATAGGAATGCAGCCGCCTGTGGACAGTTGGGCAAGTGGCACATCAATTGTTTATACTTAGGTCATGCATTCTTAATGAAATTGTTATAACTAAACTCTCTACGGTTAACTAACTTAATCACTTGACGATTGTCTGATAAAACATAACCTTCACCATCGAAATCTTCGCCATTAAGTGATGCTTTCATCTCAGAAGAGTTTGTATCACAATTGTCCATGAATTGCTGCTTGATATCTACAATCAACTTCCAGAATCTTACTAGGTTAGTGTTATCAAACTCTTCTGCCACTATCTCTTTATCTTCTCTGATATATGCATTCAATTCTTTCTTCATAGCATTGACATTCTTCTCGTCTTCGATGAACTCTACTGCCCCTGCGATTGTACGGGCAAAGTTAATCATAAACCCTAAATCTTCCACACAGTTCTTATTAGTCACTGTAGAAGATACGAACCGCACGTTATTAGTGTTTTGGAGATTGCGTGTTAACGGTGATACTTTGTGCTCACGCAGATCTTTACTATTACCTGTGTATATTGTGTGTGGGGCGATAATAACGTCCTCACGGATTACACGATCAAAAGTGTATGTAATAGTGTTAGGAGTATACTCGCTATCTCCACCAAACCCTATGAAATCGCCTTGGTATATGTTACCGTCATTAGGCAGATTACGAAAACAAGTTGTTAGTATTTCATTCAATTCTCCAGCATACCAGTTATCAATATCTCCATACGATTTGCACCTCTTAACTAATCTCTTATTGAACACACTTTTGGTGCCCACGAAGAACAAATTATCAGCAGGATCTTGCCCCCAAACTATACTTGGAGATCCGTCAATCTTCGCACTTAAGTTACTACCAGACTCTAACAATTCGAGCGCACTAAGATCACCCTTAAGGACGGTATCTTCAATGTGTTCGATGTGTAATAGTGGCATAAAAAATAAGAAAAGTGATAACAAGAGCGTCTCCCTTGATTATCTTTAATATACCATAAAAACAGTGCCCCATGTTAAAACAGTGGACACTTTATATTCTGGCACACGAATACTTTACGACAGTAACGGTGCTGTGCTACGTTATTAACTTATCACACAATTTAATGTGCTTATGCATAATGTTTGTATGCTAATGTCTCATAATTGTTTTCACTTCTTTCATAGTAATCTTCATCATCATTGTGCAAACATTCATCAATGAATTCGTGTGCGGAGTTCTCATAATCCCATACGAATTCGCAGTCGTAGTCGTGCATTAGTCTTAGAAGAATGAACTATAGTTATTATAACATAACACTGCATATTGTGCAAGTGTCGTTCACAATTAGTATATATGTATTGTGTTACTTAAATGTTACAATACCTACACAATCTCTGGGCGATCCTGATACTTGACAAATCGCAATCCTCATGCTACGCTCGCTAAACTTGCATAAGAATCA